TGTCCAGCTGCAAATGCCGATTTGTCTCGCGCGGCAACAACCCTGACCTCCCCTTTGGCGGTTTCCCCGGAGCACGCAAATATGTTTGACCTCGTACGACAGATGATCTCGATCGCGCAGGAAGAAGCCGCGCTGCATCCAGACAAGCCGCTGGAGCGCTGCGGCGTGATCGTGAAAGACGGCGACAGCGCGAAGCTGATCGAGTGCACGAACATCGCGCTAGACCCTGACCGGCAATTCAAGATCAGTGCAACCGAGTGGGCCAAGCTGTTCCTGACCGAGGAAGTGCTGGAGGTGTGGCATACGCACCCGAACGAGGTGGCCGCGCCTAGCCAGGGCGACCTCGTGCGGCTGGAGAAGACCGGCCTGCCTTGGCACATCGTCAGCTGGCCGGAAGGCGGCCACAGCTACACGAAACCGACGGGCTACGTGGCGCCGTACGAAGGCCGCGTGTTCATCCACGGCATCCTCGACTGCTACGCGCTGTGCCGCGACTGGTACGAGCGCGAGATGGGCATTGAGCTGCCCGACGACGACCGCGAGGACAAGTGGTGGGACAAGGTGGACGGCCCGAACTACTACGTCGACGGGTTCGAGAAGAACGGGTTCGAGCGCGTCGACCCGGAGGTCAAGACCGCGAACCTGAAGCGCGGCGACGGGTTGCTTATGCAGGTCGCGTCCAGAAAGGTAAATCATGCTGCGGTGTATCTCGGTGAGGGTAAAATCCTGCACCACCTATACGGTAAGTTATCCGAAGTAACGGTGTACGGCGGCGACTGGCAGAAGCGCACGACGCACCACCTGCGGCACAAGTCACAGCTATGAGACAAATCGACAACACGAAGACTGAGATCATTCTGGGCGGGGAGATGGGCGATAAGTACGGTCGCAGCCATCACCTCGTCGTGGACAGCCCTGTCGAAGCGCTGCGCCTGCTCATGATGAACTACCCGCAGTTCAAGCAGGATCTGATCGACGGCGCTGCGGCCGGCGTGGATTATCAGTTCGTGGTTGACGACTCGCGCAGCATAGGCGCGACCGAGCTGAACCTGCCGATCGGCGGCCAGCGGCTTTTTTTCGCCGCGATCGTGGAAGGCGAGAAAGGCGTGGGCGGCATTCTCGAAGCTGTGGCCGGCGTGATCCTGATCGCGGTTGCGACGGTATTCCAGCAGTACGAGCTGTACCCGGCCCTCACACCACTGCTCGGCGCTGCCGGCGCGGGCCTGTTGCTCGGCGGCATCACATCACTCCTGACGACCATTCCGAAGGCCACAGGCGCGTCGAACGACTCGCTGACTTCGTTCTATTTCAACGGCCCGGTCAACACGCAGCAGCAGGGCTTGCCCGTGCCGGTGGTGTATGGCCGCGCACTGATCGGCTCGACCGCGATCTCGGCCAGCATGCAGGCTGTGGATCTCGTGAGCGCGCCGGCTGAAACGGGGAACCTGACTTGAACGAACTCGTACCTTTCCCGCTGAAGGGCGGTTACCTGCCGCCGCGCCCCCCGCGCCGCGTCATCGCGCGCATTCCTGACGCTCCGCGCGGCGCGGGCGGCGGCAAGGCTGGCGGCGGCTCGGCCAACCAGCCTGTCGAGGATCCAGACTCGCTGCAGTCGGTCGCCTTCGTCAACTTCCTCGACCTGCTTTGCGAGGGGGAAATCAAAGGGCTCGTGCCTGGCGGCCTGAACAACGCGATCACCGGCGACACCGGCGCGCAGACCGACTCGATCTTTCTGGACAACGTCTCGGTCACCAGCAACGGCTTCCCGAACTTCAACGGCTACACCGCCGCGTGGGTGAACGGCACGCAGTCGCAGGACGTGGTTCCGGGATTCGGCTCGGTGTTCTCGACGGTGACGCTCGGCACGCAGGTGAAGTTTGGCATTCCTGTCCAAGCGGCGATCTCGAACACGGAAGCCAACGCGGTTGTGATGACGGCTGCGGTCGATGCGCTGTATAGCGCGGATACGTCCACCGGCGACGTGCATGGCTCAACCGTTGACGTGGTGTTCGAATACCAGCCGAGCGGCACCAGCACGTGGATTCAAGCGCTGCAGATGACGATCACGGGCAAGACGCGCAGCAAGTACGAGCGCAGCGCCCGCTTCGACCTGACCGGCGCCGGCCCGTGGCTCGTGCGTATGCGCCGGCTGACCGCCGACTCGACCAGCTCAGCACTCGCGAACAACACGTTTCTGGACGGCGTCACGACGGTCGTGGACCAGCGGCTGCGGTATCCGAATAGCGCGCTCGTCGGACTGAACCTCGACGCGCGGCAGTTCTCCAGCGTGCCGGCGCGCAGCTTCCTCGTAGACGGCATGATTATCCGCGTGCCGAGCAACTACGACCCGGATCTGCGCACGTACAGCGGCGCGTGGGATGGGAGTTTCAAGCTCGCGTACTCGAACAACCCTGCGTGGTGCTTCTACGACCTGGTGAATAGCACTCGGTACGGGCTCGGCAACTACCTGCAGAACACGTCGATCGACAAGACGTCGCTCTACATGATCGGCCAGTACTGCGACGAGCTGGTGCCCGACGGCTTCGGCGGCCAGGAGCCGCGATTTACCTGCAACCTGGTACTAAGCTCGCAAAAGGAGGCGTACCAGTGTATCCAGGACATGTGCTCTATTTTCCGGGGCATGACGTACTGGGCGGCCGGCAACATCATGGTCACGCAGGACGCGCCCCGTACGCCGAGCAAGATGTTCAGCCGCGCGAACGTGATCGGCGGCAAGTTCTCGTACCAAGGTACCGCCCTGAAAGACCGCCACAGCGTCGCGCTCGTGCGCTGGAACGATCCGGCTCAGCAGTATCAGCAGAACGTTGAGTACGTCGAGAACGCGGACGCGCTGGCACGTTTCGGCGTGCGTACGACGGAGATCCTCGCGGTGGGCTGCAGCTCGCGCGGGCAGGCGCACCGGCTCGGCCAGTGGGCGCTCATCTCGGAGCTGAGCGACACCGACCAGATTACCTTCCAGGCCGGGATGGACGCCTCGACGATGGTGCCGGGCGAGATCATCTACGTCGCCGACCCGACGCGCAGCTCGAAGCGGATCGGCGGCCGGATCATGTCGGGTGACGCCAACTCGATCACGCTCGACTCGCCGGTGGTGCTCGATCCGGGCCAGTCCTACTCGATCATCTATTACGACGGCGTGGGAAACAGCTACACCGCGCCGGTGATCAACACGGCGAATACGACGCCGACGTTGTTCTTCGTCAGCGCGCAGGCGCACATCCCGCAGGCGCCGTTCATGTGGGTGCTGACGGGCTCGAACCTCGTGCCGCAGACCTTCCGCGTGCTGAACGTGAAGGAGACGTCGCGCAATGTGTTCGACGTGATGGCGATCACGTACAACGCTAGCAAGTACAGCGCGATCGACTTCAATACGAAGCTGCAGCTGCCGCCGATCGGCTATGGCGGTGGCCTCGCTGCGACGCTGCCGACGAACTGGTCGCTGACTGAGACCACCTTCATCGCGGCGCCGGGCACGGTGGGCTCGAAGATCATCATGAGCTGGTCTGGCAACACGACCCACTTCATGATCCAGTGGCGCGTGAACGGCGGCATCTGGGTGAGCGACACGACGCGCACGCCGGGCTACGAGATCGACGGCGTCACGAAGGGCGACATCTACGACTTCGTGGTCTACGGCATCAGCTCGGACGGCACGCTGAGCGACGGCCTGGGTGAGACGTACACCATCCACGGCATCAGCGCGATCCCCGGCGCACCGACGAGCCTGACGGCGGCTGCAGACTTCAAGGCAGTGAACCTGAACTGGGCTGCGCCGAACAGCCTCGACCTCGCCTACTTCCAGGTGGGGATGTCGGTCACGAACAACATCGCGACGGCCGGCGTAGTGGGCGACAAGATCGGCTCGACGAACTGGTCGGTCGGCGGCCTGCAGTCGGGCACAACCTATTACTTCTGGGTGCGCGCGGTCAGCACGAGCCTGAATATCGGCCCGTGGAACAGCAACGTCGGCACGTCGGCGGTACCGCTGCAGGCTGGCACGCTGGATCTCGCTTCGCTGTCGGTGACGAACGCCAAGATCGCGATCGCAGCCATCGGTACCGCGCAGATCCAGAACGCCTCGATCACGAGCGCGCTGATCGCGAACGCGCAGATCGTCAGCGCGCACATCGCGAACGCGCAGATCGTCACGGCGCACATCCAGACGGCGCAGATCGACACGCTGCGCATCGGCCCGAACGCGGTCAGCTCGATGGTCACCGCCTCGGGCACGACCGGCTGCGCGATCAACTACACGTCAGGCGGCGGCCAGATCATGGCGATCGCTTCTGGCCCGGTGAACGGCGGCGCCGGCTGCCAGATAAACCTCAACGGCGGTCAGCTCGCTGGCGGTAGCAATACCTACGGCTCTGGGTTCGTGACCATCACGATTATCTGGTCAGGCAGCATCGGCCCGGTCACCGCACTCTTTGACGCGAACGGTTTTGCAGCGCTGGGCGGCAACGCGACCCTTACTATTTTCGAGTCCAAACGATGAGCGACATTCCACGCGATCCGACCGTGATCGATACCGATGGCCGCGACCAGACGCAGGTCCACTACGTGTTCGTCAGCAGCGACGGGCGGCTGCACCAGACCGGGATGATGCCCCGCTGGATGCTGGCCTCGCAGGACGCAGCTGCGCCGGCCGGGGGCCACGTGCTGGAGCTGCCGGAAGGTGCGGATCTGGCGCAGGACTATGCGGACCAGTCGACCACGCCGTGGACTGTGAAGGCACGCCCGGATAATTCAGCTGTCCTGACTGGTATGAAAATCTCTAACGTGCCGAACCCGTCCACGATTACAATCGACGGCGGCGAACCGGCCACGGTCACCGACGGCGAGGTGGATCTGGAATTCACCCAGCCGGGCACGTACGTTATTCAGGTGTCCTCATGGCCGATGCTGGATGCGACTTTTACGGTAACTGAACCTTGAAGATCACTCACAACCCCGACCCGCGACCGCTGCGCGCAGCTGCCTACCCTAGCCAGGGTGACCAGCTGGATGCGCTGTGGAAAATCGTCGACGCGCTTCTGGCTCAGAAGCTCCCGCCGCCTGATGCGATCGCGGTGTGCGCGCAGGTCAAGGCCGTGAAGGCGCGCTTTGTGAAAAAGGACG